TAAGGACCTACCGCAAATAAATCATAACAATTATCTGATTTATAAGCACCACCGTTTACTATTTGATCCGACTCGTATTTTCTTTCAGGAAACTTTTTAAACATAGTTCTAAAAACTTCACGTTTAACTAACATCATACCTGTTGCTGCTTCATTGACTGGAAAAAAACCATCATGCCCTTTTAAATTAAGAGGATCATCAAAATTAACATTATAGCCTAAAGCTTTTGCTTCAAGTTCATCTTCTTGTGCATTTGGGTTTTGTTTTAATGTTTCTTTAATTTTGTCAAAATAAATGTGTTTTCTTGGATAAATACCACAAACAATGTCTTTGTCTGCACAAAGTAAACGCTCAATATTTTTCCAAGTAAAACCTATGTCAGCATCTATAAACAGTAAATGTGTTGCAACAAAGTCTTGTTGATCCATCATCATAGAAACAATGGTGTTACGGGCTCTAGTGATTAAGCTTTCATTACCCATTGTTTGAATTCTCATCCCTATTTTATTAGCTTGAGTCCAAGACTGTAGTTCTAGTAAACCGTGTAAAGTAGCCTCTGTGAGCATCCCACCATACATAGGCATACCTAAAAATATTCTAAAATTTTTGTCTTTAAGTTCTTCTGGTTTTATCATTGTTTCTCCTTATTAATTTAGTTGTGAAGCAACAAATTCCCAATTAATTAAGTTATTTATAAAAGCTTTCACATAGTCTTGTTTTTTATTTCTATAATCTAAAAAAAATGCGTGTTCCCAAAGATCACATCCCAAAATAGGTTTCATGTCATCAATAAGTGGATTTGAAGCATTGTTAGTTTTTGTAATAAAAAGTTTGTTATTTTTAATTGATAGCCAAACCCATCCTGAACCATGATGAGTAATGGCTGATTGAAAAAAAGCATTTTTAAATTGATCAACGCTTCCAAAATCACTGATTAATCTTGTTTCTAATTCAGGTGGAATAGAGCCTCCTCCGTTAGGCTTCATACACTGCCAAAACAAAATATGATTCCAGTGATGTGATGCATTATTAAAAAATGGTTTTAATCTTTCCACCTTGCTTGATTTTATAATCATTGTTTCTAACGGTTCTTCTCTAGAAATATTTTCTAAATTCATAAACTTAATTAAATGATTTATGTTTGTAACATAAGATTGATGGCTTATTTGATGATGAAATTCTAATGTATCTTTTGATATATAGGGGGCTAAAGAATCGTAAGAATAAGATAAATCTGGAACAACATGAGTTGCGTATTTTTGATAAGGACTAGGATTTGGATCGAACACTTTCTGCTCCAAGACTTCCTCTTTCATCAAACTTTTTATCTTTATACGGACCTTCCTGATCTACATAATGAAGAAATACTGTGATATAATGATCATGAACACAAAACTCTCTCCAATGAACTTTTTCCAAACCTTTAAATATCACAGCATTATTAGGAACCATTGGAAATTTAAAATCAATCCTATATCTTTGATAAATTTCATCATCATTAAAATACTTATAATCAGAATTATCGTCTTGTTCTCCTACAAATAATTCATATGGTTTTTCGTAAGGGTCTGCTCCCAAACACAAAGCAACTGTATATTCACAAGCAGGTCTATCTGTATGAACTTTTAAATCTGAGCCTTTATCGTAAACTCTTAAATATGAGTAAGTTGGAAAGAGCTTCTTTTTAACATTATTTTCAACTACAGGGGTGCTTAAATCTAAAAGTGTTTCCATTAAAATATCAGAAAAAGAACCATTGATGCTACCTGTTTGAGTATCAAAAACATATCCTTTTTGATTAGAAAATTTCAATAAAGTATATTGATAGGCGATGTTTAGAACTTGTTTAGGAAGAAATTCTTTAATAAATAATGGTTCCATTAATATACCCACCCTATTAAAGCGTATCTTGTTCCTCGTGTAATCTTATTTACTTGATGAGGAAACATGAAATTAGAAGGAAAAATAACAGCATCTCCTTCGTTTTGAGGCAAAACATAGGTTCCACCTGGTATATCAAAAACAAATTCTCCACCAGTAAAATTATTATTTAAGCAAATAGATATTGATAAATGCCTCTCGGTGCAAGAAAATCCAAAATCTTGATGAAATTCGTATCCCGCATTAAAGGTATTACATTCATATTTTAAAATATCTAGTTGTGATATTTTTTTTATGGCAAGATTATGTTTTTTTGTATAATGCTCAACACATTCAAAGATTTTTTCTTGTGCTACATTTGAACATATTTTTTCGCCAAAAGTTTTAGTTTCAAAAAGACTTCTGGTTGTACAATTTCTAATGTTTTTATTAACACCACTTCCTGTAGTAGATGCGTCGAAAGAATTATTATCAAAATAAGAGATTATTTTTTTGCAGATATGTGAAGGTATTATTTTCTTAACCTCTAAAATATATTCTTTCATTAATTATGATAAGACACTAATAGGTAATGCTATGTGATTTAAGATAATCTTCTCTTGCTTTATCAGCTTCAGTATCTGCCCTAGGCTTTACTTGTTCTACGGTAATATGATCTTTATCTACTTCATTTCCAATAAGTTCAAAAGTTTGTGTAGCAACAGAGGCGTCCCAAGCTGTTTTCCATTCGTTATCAGCCTCAACTCTAATTACGACATTAGATGCCCATTGAGGAAAAGATGTAATAGACTCATTTTCTCTATTATCTACAAACTCTATGTGACCAGTGTTTGTAGTAGCATTCCATTGTAGAGCGTGAACATCAGCGTTGATTTCAGAGTGACATCTAACATTTTCATATAATACATCATCAATATAAACATCTGCTTCTGTGTTTCCTGAACCATCTCTTGGTCCATTAGTAGGAGCTTCACGATTAATGCTCGCATCAAAAATAATAGTAATTCTAGAATTAGCTGTTGTATTATTTACTGTTGTTGCCATTTTTTTTACCTTTCCTTACTTTTACCTTATTATTACTTAATTGTCTAATAGTTTCATCTTCTAATTTTTCATCTTTTTCAGCGATTGCTTTTTGATGATCTCCAATTTTACCAAATAGACTGCTAATTTGTTTCATTTCTTTTCTTGTTTGAGGATTAGATGCTAAAATATTATTCATAACGTTTTGACCCCTCACCATTTCGTTTCTAAAAGATTCAGTGGCTGAAGTTACTCCATTTAGTTTCGCAGAGTTTTCTACTAAAAGAAGAGGCAACCATGCTATAGAACATCCCCATTCTTGTACATCTAAACCAGTTTGTGGATGTTTTCCCTGAAGCATATTATACCAAACACATTGATGTTTAATGCACTTTTTCTGCAACAACGGACATTTTCCGTCAGGGTCAAATATTGGCATTAATCTTTTGCGGCAATAATTACGTTTGCGTATTTAACGTCTGCTGCTGGAATTGTAACATCAGTTGTAGCACTTGATAAAGAACCACTGAATGGGTGAGAGTGAGATCCACCTCCACCTGCTGACTCAATGTTTTTTCTACTAGGAGGATTATCATTAAAGGTTCCACCGAATCTACCACCTCCACCTCCACCTGTAACGAATGTTGGCTCTGATTGACCATTTGGAACGTTTGAATATGCATTAAATGTGTGCGTGTGAGAGGCTATTGTTGGTGTCGAAAGAGTCGTACCTCCCACTGTACCTGATACACTACCAGACACAGGTTGACCAGGGGCAGATTTATTTGTTGTTGCTAAAAACGATGAGAAGTAAGCTGTTGTACCGCCTGTGCCACCACCAGATCCAGTAACAACCGACATAACTGATTCATTTAAAGCAGTGGCTGTATCTTGTGTCCATCCTGTTGGTGCGGCTGCTTGATAAAAAACTTGTTTTGTTCCAGAAGGAAAAGGTTCTACGCCTGTTAAATTTGATCCATCACCTGTGTATGTGGTAGCAGAAACAGCTCCGTTTGATCTCAAAATAATATTTCCAGATCCACCAGTTAGATCTTGACCAGCGGTCACTGTACCACCAGCATCCAAAGTAACTGCACCTTCAAAAGTAGTAGCTCCTAATTTGTCAACTGCATTATACATTTTATAATTAGCAGAACCGTCATTATAGACATGTGAATAAGCGCCTTGTGCAATGACAATACCATTAGCAGTGTGTCCCGTTGCTGCTATGGTTAGAGTTTGTGAGCCTGTTGTATTATTAAAGAAAACATATTCACCTTCAACAGCTGGGACAAATACAACTATATCTCCGGTTAAAGCACCAGTTAGCTCAATAACTTTATTTGCTGCTTCTGCTGTTGCATCTGCATCGCCTGTTGTAAGAGTGATATTTGAAGAACCCGCTACAGATTTAGATAAATAACCTGCACCAAAAGCATCTAAAACGTCTAAATTATTATTAGTTCTTGTGCCCCATGTATTGGCATTGGCGCCAGTGGCCATCTTTTCCAGTTTGAAATTACTTGAGTATGTACTTGCCATGTTTAAACCTCTCTAAAATATATCCTTTTTTGTTATTCAAGCAACACTTTTTATGCTGCATTTACCTCGGTCCACGTATTACTTGCTCCCGTTACCACATTTGCCCATGGTGTAGAGAAAGGATTACCTGTCACAATTGTTAAGTCAAGACCTGTTACATTAACTAAAGCACCAGCTTCAACTGTTTCGGTGCCTGTAGCAAAACTCATTGCAACAGTAGAAACACTTACAATTACGCCAGTTCCTACCTCAACAGTTTCTGTCCCTGTAGCAAATGATGAAGATAAGCTACCAAGAGTTACTAAAGCATCTGCTTCTGCGACTGCGGTTCCAAGAGTAGCAGTCATTGTAACTGGCACAGGATCTATCTGTGTAAAGATATCAATGACAGGAGTTCCGATAGCAAAGTCTAATTGATCAGAAGGTGCTATGACAGCGACACTACCCTCACCTGATACCGTCGCTCCTGAAAGAGCAACACCAACTGAAAGACTGTCAAGAGTTTCAACTGCTGTTCCTGTTTGTGAGGTGGTCCCTAAAGCACCTGTTATTGCAAGACCTGTTGGTGAAACAATAACACCTGTACCAACTTCTTGAGTTGTGGTCCCAAGAGTTGTGGTCATAGTCACCCCTGTGACGCTAACCTCTTGTGTTATGTTTTCATTCCAAGCAAAAGATCCCCATGTAGATCTTCCCCAACCAGCATCAACTGTTCCTGATGCGCTTTCAGTTCCTGTAGCGAATGATGTAGTTAAACTTGATAGGGTAACATCTGTTCCCTCTTCAATACTTGAAGTTCCTAAGTCAAATGAAGATGTGACACCTGTTAATGAATAAATTGATTCAGGCTCACCAGTAGCTGTGCCTAATGCAGAAGTTGTTTCGAGAGAACTTAATGTGACTAAACTATCAGCAACAACTGACTCTGTACCAATAGCTGTAGTGGTCGATAACCCAGTAACAGATACTGTGATCGAGCTTTGTTGGCCCCAAAAGCCTTCGCCCCAATTATTTTCACCCCAAGCATCCGCCATGGTAATGCTCCGCTAAATTAAGATAGTCTTAAAATAGCACTGTCTTTATCATTAGTTGGGAATGCGATTGTGAATGTACCGTTTGTTGATGTCTTTACACTTCCAAAATCAAGAACTGCAATAGCCGCATTGGTAGCACTTGATGATCTATTATAAATCAATGCTGCTTGTGCAGAAATTGTTGCCGATGTAAAACTTGCGTTTGCGAAGTCGACAAATGCTGTTGATGCTGTAACGCTAGTCGCTGTTAATCCAACAGTGGCACCTGTTAAAGTTACACCACCTGCTGCATATGTTCCTGAATTACCTACTTCATTGGTTGCAGAGTAGGCTGTAGTGTTTCCGTTTAAAGTTGCAGAACTTGTATAAAGGGCAAGATTGATAGTGTCATTATCAATGTCATGATCCCCTTGAAGCAACTGCTGTTTAAAGGAAGCACAGACTGCTTGGTTTATTGCCATGTTTTATGCCCTCCTTAGGCTTTAGGGTCTGCAGATGGTAGTGGCACTCTTAGTACCCCATCTACATACTCATCTCTTCGTTTACGTCCCATTTGCTCATTAGCAAAAGCTTGTAAAGCATTTTGGAACTTCTGTGTGTATAATTGCATATCTTGTGTGTTTTTCAAGTATGAAAAAGTTTCAGACAGCACACCATACAATAAAACCTCGGGTGCATTATTTGATATAAAAGTTGTAGTAGACGTAGTGCCAGAACCATTTCCTAAACGTTCAGGAGTCTCATCATACCACATTTCTACCGTGTAAGCAGTATTAGGAGTAGGAGCTACAATTAATGTTGATGCATCCCAGTTTGCCCAATATTTCGGCTGACCTGTAAAATTACTATCTGTTGTAGATCTTTCTTTTGCATATTCATCTATAAAGGTGGCGTCTCTTTGCTCCATCCAAGATATAGTTCCGTCAGAACCGTGTATTTGTAAACCTCTTGCAAATCTAAATCCACCCTCTGGTCCAGATACATCCAAAAAACTGTTATTAGCTTCAAATGTAGATGTAGCATATCTTCGCTGAGCATCAGTATCTATAGTCCTATCAATTAAATTTTCAGTATTTGTAAGAAAAACATTAATAACAGAATTAGATAAGACATCAGATGTCACCTCTGTATAGTTTCTTACATTATCTAAAAGTTCAGAATAATTCATGATATCACC